CCCCCACCCACCAACCTGAGGAGCACACCGCATGTCCGGTGACATCAACGACGATGATCTGAGCACGCTGGACCGGGGTGACGAGATCAAGTCCCCCCTCGACGACGCCGGCAAGAACGGTGCCGCCGAGGGGGGCGACACCCCCGAAGGCACGGGCGACGACGTCAACAAGGGCGACAAGCTCGGCGATGACGACGAGACCCCCGAGGAGAAGGCCGAACGCGAAGCGGCCGCAGCCGAGGAGGCCCGGAAGAAGCGCGCCCGCATCCCGCTGTCCCGCCACGAGGAGATCCTCAACAAGGCCCGTCAGCGCGAGCAGCTCCTGCTGGAGGAGATCGAGAGGCTCAAGGGCGGCAAGCAGACCTCCGACACCCAGCGGATGATCTCCGAGGCCAAGGCCAAGATCGAGGAGCTGCAGGACAAGTACGAGGACCTGATCCTCGACGGGAAGAAGGAAGAGGCCCGGAAGGTCCGCAAGCAGATCGACGCCATGCGCGAGGAGCTGGTCGACTTCCAGACCTCGGTGAAGTCCGACGCGGCGCGCCGCGCGGCCATCGAGGAGCTGACCTACAACGCCCAGCTGGCCAACATCGAGTCCAAGTACCCGGCGCTGAACCCGGAGCACGAGGACTTCGACGAGGAGAAGACCGACGAGGTCGCCTCTCTGATGAAGGCGTTCGTGCAGGCCGGTGAGAAGCGCGACAAGGCGCTGGCCAAGGCGGTGAAGTACGTCATGGGCCCGCCCCCGGAGCAGAAGACCTCCGACGCGGCCCGCATCCTCGCCGAGAAGCGTGCGGCCGAGGCCCGGAAGAAGGCGGCCGAGGCCAACAGCAAGCAGCCGCCGAGCACGGCCAAGGTCGGCCTCGACTCCGACAAGGCCGGAGCGGCCAGCGCGCTTGGCGTGGACATCATGCGCCTGACGCAGGAGAAGTTCGCCAAGCTGGACGAGGAAACCCTCGCCAAGTTGCGGGGTGACGAGGTGTGATATAAGATCGGGGCTCCAACCCACGGAGCCCCTTTCCTATGGACCTCGAATCCCTGTTCCGCGCGATGATCCGCAGCAACACGGCGTTTCGGGCCGAGATCGGTCTGAACGCCGAGGCCCGGGTCCTCCTCCGCGTCGTCAAGGCCGACGGCGAGGCCTCCGGCTACGTCATCGTCGAGAACACCGCCATCCCGGCCGACATCGCCGCCCCCACCAAGCCCCCGATCCAGCGTGTCGCCGCGCAGGGGTCCGACGCCCACAAGGGCATGGGCGCGCGCTGATGACCCCGACCGAGTTCGTCCTGTGGCTCAACGGTGCGCTGGGTGTCATGGACGACACCCCCACCGGTGAGCAGATGGCCAAGATCCGCGAGAAGCTCGGGGAGACGATTGGCCAGCTGACGGCCGACCGGCTGCTCGAACGGGCCGAAGAGGCCGCACGCCTCGACAAGGCCCGCCGCGACCGGGAGAAGGAGCTCTCCTTTCTGAAGGAGCAGATGGCTAGGCACATGGCCAGTCGCATCGACGACATGGCGTACCGTACCCTGTACGGTACGCTGCTGGCCCCGATCATGTACGACGGGCACGAGCAGCAGCTCCAGATGGCAATCGACGAGTGCAACGTCAAGATCTTCGCCACCTCCTCCACCCCACAGCCAAGGTAGCAGCCAAGTGAACGCCAACGACCTCCTCCACTACATGCGCGGCTTCTTCGAGCTGGTGCCCGACCCGACTCCGGCCCAGCTCACCGCGATCCGCAACGAAGTGCTGCGCGCCACGATCGTCGAGACCTGCCCGACGCCCCGGTCCCCGGCCCCGACCGGCGACTGCGGGTGCAGTGGCAAGGGCGGGCGGCCCCCGGCTCCGACTATCGACCCGAGCAAGCTGTGACGAAAGCCCCGCTCCGGCGGGGCTTTTTGTTGACACTCCCGTAACGCCGTCGTATCTTCGGCCCATCGTCGGTAGGGCACGACAGCCCCTACGGAGTCCCGGCCTCCTAAAAAGTCGACTCTGCGCTGGCCCCGAGCGAGATTCTGGGTGCAATGACTCGACTCTTCCCCCTCTGCATGCCTTAGGAGGCACCGCAATGGCACTGACCAACTTTTCTCTGCTCACCGAAGAGCAGAAGACCGTCTGGGCGATGGATCTGTGGAAACACGCCCGCAACTACTCGTTCGTCAACAAGTTCCTCGGCAAGGGCCCCAACTCGCTGGTGCAGCACATCACCGAGTTGAAGAAGTCCGAGAAGGGTGCGCGCGCCGTCATTACCCTGCTGGCGGATCTGGAAGGCGACGGCGTCGCCGGTGACCGCACCCTCGAGGGCAACGAGGAGGCGATGAAGAGCTACGATCAGGTGATCCGGATCGACCAGCTCCGCCACGCCAACCGCCACGAGGGCCGCATGGCCGACCAGAAGTCGGTCGTGGAGTTCCGCAACAACAGCCGCGACGTGCTGGCCTACTGGCTGGCGGACCGCATCGACCAGCTGGCGTTCCTGACCCTGTCGGGCCAGAGCTACTCCCTGCGCACCAACGGTGCGCCGCGCTTCGGCTCCGACCTGCCGTTCCTCGAGTTCGCGGCCGACGTCACCGCCCCGACCTCGCAGCGTCGCCTGCGCTGGAACGGCACCAGCAAGACCCTGTCGACCAACGGCGCGACCTCGGCCATCACCTCGGCGGACACCCCGACGTGGGAGATGTTCGTGCAGCTGAAGGCCTTCGCCAAGGACCAGTACATGCGCGGCATCAAGGGCAACGGCGGCGAGGAGACCTTCCACGCCTTCCTGACCCCGCAGGCGATGGCCAAGCTGAAGCTGGACCCGACCTACATGGCGAACGTGCGTTCGGCACGCCAGCGCTCGGGCGACAACCCGCTGTTCACCGGCGACGCGGTCGAGATCGACGGCATCGTGCTGCACGAGTTCCGCCACGTGTTCAACACGGCTGGTGCCGAGGCTCCGAACAAGTGGGGTTCGGCGGGCAACGTCGACGGCTGCCAGATCCTGTTCTGCGGTGCGCAGGCGCTGGCGATGGCTGACATCGGCAACCCCTACTGGGTCGAGGAGGGCTTCGACTACGAGAACCAGCAGGGCATCTCGGTCGGCAAGATCCTCGGCTTCCTGAAGCCGCGCTTCAACTCCATCTACTCCGGCAACACCGTGCAGGACTTCGGTGTGATTTCGGTGTACGTGGCCCAGTAACCCACCGCCAAGAGAGGACAACGAAATGGCTAAGCTCATCGCTTCTCGCGGCGCGCAGTACCCGCTCGTCGCCGAGTTCACCTTCAACTTCGACGACACCATGGTGGACGTCAACGGCGTGCTGAAGGACTTCAAGACCGTCGGTTCGACGGTGGTCGACGCCATCAACCTCCCGACCGGTGCGATCGTCATCGGCGGCGAGGTGGTGACCGAGACCGCCGTGACCGGTTCGACCGCGTACAACGTGTCGGTCGGCGACGCCGATAACGCGACCCGCTATCTGTCCGCCACCGACCGCCTGTCCGCTGGCCGCACCGCGCTGGTCCCCACCGGCTACGTCAGCAACGGCGGGAACATCCGCATCACGGTCGCCCCGACCGTGGCTGACGCCACCGCTGGCAAGGTGACCGTCCGGGTCGAGTACATCGTCCGGAACCGCGTCAACGAAGTCCAGACCCATTAAGGTCTGGGGCGAAGAAGGGGGCCATGGGGCCCCCTTCTTCCGCCGCCCTCAGCCACCCACTGGAGAAACGCCATGTCCGAGCCCCTCCTGCTCGTACTCAACCGCAACTTCACGCTGGCCACCACCAAGGGCCACGTCATCGAGTTCAAGAAGGGTGTCCCCACGAACGTCCCGAAGGCCGTCTATCAGGAGGCCCTGTCCATCGGCGCGCAGCCGCCGGATGGCAGCGAGCCGGTCGTGGAGGACGACAGGAAGAAGGACGCCGCGCCGCAGGACCCGGCCGAGCGCAACCCGCTGATCCTCGCCGCCATCGAGGCCATCATCGAGCGCAACGAGCGTGAAGACTTCACCGCCGCCGGCTCGCCGACGGTCGACGCCGTGTCGAAGGAAGTCGGCTTCAAGGTGAGCGCGAGGGAAATCGCCGGCCAGTGGCAGGCGTACCACGAGAAGAAGGCCCAGCAGTAATGGACAGCACCGCCCTGCTCGAGCTGTTTCGCTCGGATGTACGGGATACCTCGGAGCCCTACCTCTGGGAGGACGCCGAGATCTTCTCGTACATGGACGACGCGCAGAAGATGTTCTGTCGTCTGCAGGGCGGCATCGCAGACTCGTCGTCGGCCCTGACTCTCTTGGAGATCTCGGCCGGCGACAAGTTCGCCGCCTACGACCCCCGCATCCTCAAGCTGCGCTCCGCGTATCGCGAGGACAACGGGCGTGAAATCGAGCTGTTGAACTACGAGGACCTGCAGTTCCGGCAGGCAGAGAGCGACTACGGTTACCGCCCCGGGTTCCGGATCGACAACTCCGAAGGCGAGCTTCGTGCGCTCATCCTCGGCATGGAGGCCAACCGGGTGCGCCTCTGGCGTATCCCGACGGAAGCACAGGACATCCGTCTGGTCGTCTATCGTCTGCCTCTGGAGACCATCTCTGCCCCGGGGCAGGTGCTCGAGATCGACGAAGTCCACCACCGCCACCTCCTGCACTGGATGAAGCACCTCGCTCACCAGAAGCAGGATGCGGAGACCTACGATCGCGGCCGTGCTGAGCAGTTCCGGACCGAGTTCCTCGCCTATTGCGATCAGGCCAAGGCCGAGCGTGAGAAGCGGGAGCACAAGTTCCGGACCATCGCGTACGGTGGCTACTGACGCGCCTAAGGGGGGCCACCCGGTGCTGCAAGACCTGTATCACTCGCTCGACTGGACGCAGATCGTCCTCGGCCTGATCCTCGCCGCCTGCGGGAGTCTCGGCGTCTGGTACCGCAAGAAGTTCCCGATCTGGCTCGCCCTGTGGAAGGACGTGCTGAGCGGGCTCGCGAGCATCCCCGAACTCCGTCAGGACGTGAGGGGCATCCGCTACTATGTCGCCCCGAACGGCGGCGGGTCGCTGATGGACTCGATCAAGCGGACCGAGGAGGCCGTCGGCGTGCTCGGCGAGCGCCTCGATCTGCTCACCCAGACCATCTGGGCCGAGAACGACACCGAGGACGACGTCGGCCGGTTCCACGCCAACGCGGACGGCGAGAACATCTACGTCAACCAGCGCTACGCCCGCATGCTCGGCGTTGGCAAGTCCGAGCTGATGGGCTGGAAGTTCCTGAACTTCGCCCACCCGGACGACGTTGACCGCGTCCGCCGCCACTGGGAGCTGTGCCGGAAGGAGAACCGCCAGTATCGGATCAACTTCAACATGGTGACCGCCGCCAAGGAGGTCATCGAGGTCGAAATCGTTGCCACCCCCGTCCCTGAGCTGCCGCCGGCGAAGCGGTGGGTCGGCGTCGTCCGAAAGGTGAGCCCGTGAACGAGACCTCGAAGAAGGGCGTGCCCTCCAAGAAGTTCGGCCCCAAGCTCCTGCTCGGCACCGCCGCTGTCGTGGCGTTCATCGGCATCTGGGAAGGCGGCAAGGACAAGGACGGCAGCTCGGTGGTCTACGCCGACAAGCTGGCGGGCGGCATCCCGACCGTCTGCGCCGGCCTGACCCGGCACGTCACCAAGACCCCCATCGTGGTCGGCGAGCGCTGGTCGGCGGAGAAGTGCCGGCGCGAGGAGCAGGCTGCGCTCATGAAGCTCCAGCTGGAGCTGGAGAAGTGCTTCAAGCGCCTGCCGCCGCAGTCCGTCTTCGACGCGGCCACCAGCCACGCGTGGAATTTCGGCTACCCCAGCACCTGCGGCAGCGTCGCGATGCGCAACTGGAATGCCGGCAACTGGCGCGACGGCTGCCGCGCGCTGGTGTACGCCCCGGGCACCACCCGCCCCGTCTGGGCCTACGTCAAGGACGGCAAGGGCGGCTACAAGTTCGTGGAGGGGCTTTTCAACCGGCGCTCGGCCGAGTACGCCTTCTGCATGGAGGACGTGAAGTGAGCTC